TCCTTTTGAACTTCTGCCTTGGCAGGATGAGATCATCCGCACGATCTATGGAACAGTAAAAGAAAACGGATACAGGCAGTACAACACCTGTTATTGTGAGATACCAAAGAAAAACGGAAAGTCCGAACTGGCAGCAGCCATTGCACTGTATATGACATGCGGTGACGGTGAGTGGGGAGCAGAGGTATATGGATGTGCTTCCGACAGACAGCAGGCTTCCATCGTATTTGATGTTGCAGTGGACATGGTGGATCAGTGTCCGGCACTGAAAAAGAGGATAAAGCCTGTCATGTCAGTAAAGAGACTTGTCTATAAGCCGACCAACAGTTTCTATCAGGTGCTGTCGGCAGAGGCATATACCAAGCATGGTCTGAATGTCCATGCGGTGATCTTTGACGAGCTGCATGCACAGCCGAACCGTGAGCTGTTTGATGTTATGACCAAGGGTTCCGGTGATGCGAGAACACAGCCGTTGTTCTTCCTGATCACGACAGCCGGAACTGATAGAAATTCTGTGTGTTTTGAACAGCATCAGAAGGCTCTGGATATCATTGAGGGGAGAAAGATTGACCCGACATTTTATCCCGTGATATATGGTGCTTCCGATGATGATGACTGGTCAAGCGAGGATGTGTGGTATAAAGCGAATCCTTCGCTCGGCTATACGATAGACATTGAAAAAGTACAGAATGCCTATATCAGTGCAAAGGAAAATGCAGCAGAGGAGAATGTATTCCGTCAGCTCCGTCTTAACCAGTGGGTAAAGCAGAGCACACGATGGATGCAGATGGATAAATGGGATGCCTGTGCATTTGCCGTAAATGAGGAAGAACTTCTTGGACGGGAATGCTATGGCGGACTCGACCTTTCAAGTTCTACGGATATCACGGCATTCGTGCTGGTGTTCCCGCCAAGGAATGATATGGAAAAATATATGATACTTCCGTATTTCTGGATACCGGAAGATAACATGAGGCTGCGTGTCAGAAGGGATCATGTCCCGTATGATGTATGGGCAGCCGAGGGATGTCTTCAGACCACAGAGGGAAATGTTATCCATTATGGATTTATCGAGCAGTTCATTGATGAGCTGGGAACAAAATTCCATATCAAAGAGATCGCATTTGACAGGTGGGGAGCGGTGCAGATGGTACAGAACCTTGAGGGAATGGGATTTACCGTTGTTCCGTTCGGACAGGGGTATAAGGATATGAGTCCTCCGACCAAGGAGCTGATGAAGCTGACACTGGAAGAGAGGATAGCACATGGCGGACATAAGGTGCTGCGGTGGATGATGGATAATGTATTTGTACGTCAGGATCCGGCAGGGAATATCAAAATGGATAAGGAAAAATCCACGGAGAAGATTGACGGGGCCGTTGCAACAGTCATGGCACTTGACCGTGCAATCAGAAATGAGGGCAGTGATGGAAGTGTGTATGATGACCGCGGCATTCTGGTCTTTTAAGAATAAAAAAGACACACGGAGGTGTAGCAAGGAAACAGCAATAATAAATTATTCTGAATCACTCCGTGTGTCATAAAAATCATATCAGAAATCGGAGGTTGAAGCAATGGGAATAAAAAGTTTATTTGGTTTCGGACAGGCGAGGGATAAGCCTGTTGATAAGGCGGCTGATGCCGGATATTCGTTCCTGTTCGGACGGACAACAAGCGGAAAGCCTGTGAATGAAAGAACGGCAATGCAGACAACGGCAGTATATGCATGTGTCAGGATTCTTGCGGAAGCAATCGCATCCTTACCGCTTCATGTATATGAGTATCAGGATGACGGAGGCAAGAAGCTGGTGCATGACCATCCTTTATATTATCTGCTCCATGATGAGCCGAACCCGGAGATGACTTCATTTGTGTTCAGGGAAACACTGATGAGTCATCTTTTAATATGGGGAAATGCCTATGCACAGATCATAAGGGATGGTGCCGGAAGGGTGCTTGGCCTGTATCCGCTTCTTCCTGACAAGATGGAAGTGCAGAGGGATGACAGGGGAAATATCTATTATGTGTATTCCAGAAACAGTGATGAAAATCCCATGTTCAAGGAATACGGCAATATCAAGCTGAAAGCCGAGGATGTACTTCATATTCCGGGACTTGGATTTGACGGACTGATCGGTTATTCACCGATTGCGATGGCAAAGAACGCTGTCGGCATGACGCTTGCCTGTGAGGAATACGGTGCGAGTTTCTTTGCAAACGGTGCGAATCCGGGCGGTGTTCTGGAACATCCGGGAGTGCTGAAGGATCCGTCCAAGGTCAGGGAATCTTGGAACTCTGTGTATCGTGGTGTGAATAATGCACACAAGATCGCAGTGCTTGAGGAAGGCATGAAGTACCAGCAGATAGGAATACCGCCGGAAGAAGCACAGTTCCTTGAGACAAGGAAATTCCAGATAAATGAAATAGCAAGACTTTACAGGATACCGCCACACATGGTCGGTGACCTTGATAAGTCGAGCTTTTCGAATATAGAGCAGCAGTCTTTGGAGTTTGTGAAATACACACTGGACCCTTGGGTGATCCGGTGGGAGCAGTCACTCCAGAGATCGCTCCTTCTGCCGGGAGAAAAAGGGAAGTATTTCATTAAGCTGAATGTGGACGGGCTTCTCCGTGGGGATTACCAGTCGAGGATGAACGGCTATGCAGTCGGAAGACAGAACGGCTGGTTTTCTGCCAATGACATCCGTGAAATGGAGAACATGAACCCTATCCCGGATGAGGAAGGCGGCAACCTGTACCTTGTGAACGGTGCAATGACCAAACTTGCGGATGCAGGGGCATTTGCTGGAGCGGATAACGGAGGGCAGAAGGAAGAAGAAAAACTCCCGGCACAGGAAAACAACAGAAAGAGAGGTAAACGATGAAGCGGAAGTTTTGGAACTGGATAAAGAATGAAGATGAGAGCGTGCCTGATATGGAAAGGACGCTCTTTTTAAATGGCATGATCTCGGATGAGACATGGTACGGGGATGAAGTTACCCCGCAGCTTTTCAAGGATGAGCTGAATGCCGGAAGCGGAAATATCACGGTATGGATCAATTCTCCGGGCGGTGATGTGTTCGCAGCAGCACAGATCTACAACATGCTCCGTGACTACAAGGGAAGCGTGACCGTCAAGATCGACGGCATTGCTGCTTCGGCAGCATCCGTTATTGCGATGGCGGGAAATACGGTATGTGTATCCCCTGTGGCAATGATGATGATCCACAATCCTGCGACTATGGCAATGGGTGAGGCAAAGGATATGCAGAAAGCAATCGCAATGCTGAATGAAGTCAAGGAGTCCATCTTAAATGCTTATGAGTCCAAGACCGGGCTTACCCGTGCAAGGCTCTCGCATATGATGGATGACGAGACTTGGTTCAATGCCAAGAAAGCCGTGGAGCTTGGATTTGCAGATAAGATCCTTTTTGATTCCGATGAGGATGAGAAAAAGAAAGATCCGGAAGAGCCGGAGAAAAAGCCGGAGGAAGGCAGTGAAGGAGAGGAAGAGGAGAAAAAGGATGACGGGGAAAAGGAGAAGAAAAAGAAGCTCCCGTTCCAGCAGGATTCCATGATGTTTTCCACAAAGGCGATGAATGAATCGTTCCTTTCCAAGGTATCCCATACGGATGCCATGATACCAGTTAACCAGTTGGAAAAAAGACTGAGTCTTTTAACACATTAAGGAGGATTTCAAGATGAGTAAGATTTTAGAGTTAAGAGAAAAGAGAGTAAAGGCCTGGGATGCTGCAAAGGCATTCCTTGATGCCAAGAGAACACAGGAAGGGTTTGTATCCGCAGAGGATGCAGCCACTTATGACAAGATGGAAGCAGATGTCGTAAATCTCGGAAAAGAGATCGAGAGGCTGGAAAGACAGGCTGCCATCGATGCAGAGCTTGCAAAGGCAACAAGCACACCGATCACCAACCAGCCAAATGCAAAGACTGACGGTGATACAAAGACCGGAAGGGCAACGGATGAGTATAAAAAGGCATTCTGGAACAGTATGAGAAACAAGATGTCATACGAAGTACAGAATGCCCTTTCTATTGGTACGGATTCCGAGGGCGGATATCTCGTACCGGATGAGTATGAGAAGAAACTTGTGGAAGCACTGGAAGAGGAGGTATTTTTCCGTAATCTTGCAACCGTCATCAAGACTTCAAGCGGTGACCGCAAGATCCCTATCGTAACATCCAAGGGCGAAGCAGCATGGATCGATGAGGGCGGACAGTTCCCTGAATCTGATGACAGCTTCGGACAGACATCCATCAGTGCCTACAAGCTGGCAACCATGATCAAGGTATCTGATGAGCTCTTAAATGACAGTGTGTTCAATATTGAGCAGTACATCTCAAGGGAGTTTGGAAGAAGAATCGGTACAAAGGAAGAAGAAGCATTCTTTATCGGTGACGGCAAGGGAAAACCTACCGGAATCTTCAATGCCACAGGCGGTGCAGAGACTGGTGTTACTGCCAATAATACTTCCATTACATTTGATGACGTCATGGATCTTTATTACTCCCTGCGTGCTCCATACCGTAACAAGGCAGTATGGCTTCTTAATGATTCGACCGTAAAGGCAATCAGAAAGCTGAAGGATGGAAACGGAAATTATATCTGGCAGCCGTCCGTGAGGGAAGGAGAGCCGGACAGGATCCTCAACCGTCCGTACCGCACATCCATTTATGTGCCGGAGCTTGCAGCAGGAAGCCGTGTCATGGCATTTGGTGATTACAGTTATTACTGGATCGCTGACCGTCAGGGCAGAAGTTTCAAGAGACTGAATGAGCTTTATGCTACAACCGGACAGGTCGGATTTCTTGCTTCCGAGCGTGTGGACGGCAAGCTGATCCTTTCCGAGGCAGTCAAGACACTTGATATCAAGGCTGCCGGAAAGTAGGTGGACGGATGTTCGTAACGCTTGAGGAAGCCAAAGGTTATCTCAGGGTCGATTCATCAGACGAGGATGATCTCATCCTCCGTCTGATGGAGACATCCGACAGCCTGATCTTAAATGTGACAAGACGTACACGGGCAGGACTGAAACGGCATGAGGCACTTATCCGTACTGCGGAACTGTATGCCATTGCTTATCTGTATGAGCACAGGGAAGAAGCCGATCATAAGGCAATGACGGAAACACTGAAATATCTGCTCTTTGGGATCAGGAAGGAGAGATTTTGATGATTGAACTCATGCGTGAGAGGATCACGATACAGAAAAGCAGTACCAAAACAGATAAGACGGGAAACCACATGCTTGTGTGGGAAGATCATTATAAGTGTTTTTCCTATGCAAACAATCTGTCCGGTAAGGAATACTGGGAAGCAAAACAGGTCAATGCAGAAACAGAACTGGATTTTATTATCCGGTACTGCAGTGAGGTGTCAGGACTTGATACGGAGCATTACCGCATAGTTTTTCGTGGAAGGCTTTATAATATTACATTCGTTGATAATGTGCAGTACAAAAACAAATCAGTAAGGATAAGGGCTGCCCTGATAAAGAGGTGATGGAATGGCAGAGAGAAGAACGACCGTTGACGGTCTTGCGGATGCAATCATGGACGGACTCAAAGAGTATGCAGACCTTGCAACGGATACGGTCAAGGATGCGGTAAAAGATGTATCCAAGACGGTAAAGAAGGATATTCAGGCAAATGCCCCAAAGCGGACAGGCCGGTACAAAAAGAGCTGGACCGTGAAAAAGACAGCGGAAAGCAGCAATTCCCTCACGATGACTGTTCATTCCAAGGACAGATACCAGATTGCCCACCTGTTGGAACATGGTCATGCAAAGAGGGGCGGCGGCAGGGTAGCCGGAAGGGAGCATATTGCCCCGGCTGAGGCAAAAGGAAACAGGGAGCTTCTGCAGAAGATTGAAAGGGGGCTGCGTTCATGACACATGAAGAAGTTGTGGCAATGATGGAAGAAATGAACCTTCCGTTTGCTTATGACCATTTTGTGGAAGGCGAATCCCCGGAACCGCCTTTTACAGTATTCCTTTATCCGGGAAGCAGCAATTTCCCGGCAGACGGCAAGGTATATTATAAATCCAGCCGTCTGAATATAGAAATTTATACGGATCTGAAAAATCCGGAACTGGAACTTACAGTAGAAGCCGTGCTTGATCTGCACGGTATTTTTTATGAAAAAAGCGAAGTATGGATAGAAACTGAAAATCTGTATGAGGTGCTTTATCAGATGGAGGTATAGAAGATGGCTAATAAAAAGAACAAAGTCAAATTTAATATCTGCAATGTGCATTATGCACCGATTACGGTTGCAGAGGAAGGCACGGTCAGTTTTGGAACACCTGTACCGATGCCGGGTGCAGTATCCATCAGCATGGATCCGACAGGAGAGCCGGAATCATTCTATGCAGATGGTATTGAGTATTATGTAATCAATAACAATCAGGGATATGATGGTGACCTTGAACTTGCCATGATCCCGGAATCGTTCCGAACGGATATCTTAAAAGAGGAGCAGGATGCCAATAAGGTTCTTGTGGAGAATGCAAATTCAGAAACAGGCAGCTTTGCACTGCTTTTTGAATTTGATGGTGATATCCGTAAGATCCGTCATGTGCTTTATAACTGTTCCGCATCCCGTCCGACCATTGAGTCAAAGACCAATGAGGAAGATAAGGAAGTGCAGACAGAAACACTGACAGTAAAGGCAAGACCAATGGCAGACGGATATGTCAAGGCAAAGACAGGAGATTCCACGACAGATACAGTTTATAACAACTGGTATAAGAGTGTGTATCTTCCGGCTGCAACTCCGGCACTGGAACAGCAGTCAGCAAAATCAACCAAGAGTGTATCATAAGGAGGATTAAGACATGGGTATCAGAAAGGATATAGAAATTGACGGACAGATGGTTGCATTCAAGGCGAGTGCAGCCATTCCGAGAATCTACAGATTAAAGTTCCAGAGGGATATTTATAAGGATCTGGCAGTGCTTGAAAAGAGTATTGGAGATGGAAAAGAGGAATCATCGAATCTTGATATGTTTTCCCTTGAGATGTTCGAGAATATAGCATTTATTATGGCCAAGCATGCGGATCCAAGCATTCCGGACACACCGGAAGAGTGGCTCGATAATTTCAATACATTTTCAATCTATCAGGTCCTTCCGCAGCTTATTGAGCTGTGGGGACTGAATGTAAAAACGGATGTGGAAGCTAAAAAAAACTTCGTCCGACAGAGCGTGAAATGACAACCCCGTTATTTCTGCTGCGATGTGTACAGTTAGGCTTATCGATGGCAGATCTTGATATGTTGTCGATAGGGCTTATCAATGACATGTACAGTGAGAGCCGGAACGATGATTATAAGTATGCCGAGCTTGCGACACAGGAAGACTTCGACCGCTTCTGATTGAGAATACAGCCTTTTTCTGTTATACTTATCTGCAGAAAAAGGCTGAGATATTCTCAGCTACAAATTGGAATTTGTTGAATTAGTAAATCTCAAGTTTTGGAGGTATAAAGAATGATAAATCTAGTAGCACTTCCGTGTTTATGTGTAGATGTTTTTGATGGAACTGATGAACTATATGCTGGGG